ATGGCTGGTGCTTGGGTTTTCGCACCGCCTTCCGCCTTGGCGATGGCTGCTTCGGCTTTCGCATTTAACTCCTCATCGATGATTTCGGCGTGGTCATCAATCCATGACAGCAGGTGTTTCGCCATCGTCACCAGCTCATCCCGCAGCTCTTTCAGCTCTTTCAGCTCGGCAGCTGCGGCGACGATGGCCCGGTTGTCTTCAACATCCTGATGACGCGAGCAAAACTCGACCAGAGACTTCCATACAGCTTTCAGTTCTTCATTCATCATGACACCCACCCCATCCGCGTGCCGATGTACCCGGCCAGCGCGCAAAAGAAGATGACGCCAGCCACCGCCGCCACCGCCAAAGCCAGTGACTGGACAGCAAACGGGCTCATGTCGCCGTCGTCATGCGGGTCCGTGCTGTCGCTGTTCCGTTGGCACAAGCCCTTGCCGCAGGCGCAAGCGCAGCGGCCTTGGTTGCAAATGCAGTCATTCATGGTCTCAAACTCCTGTCTTGATGTTTCGGCGCGGCCTGCAAACCAGGTCGCCTTGGGTTGTCCAAATGGCCGCCGCACCCGGCCCGGCCTCAGCCAGGCACAAGTCCTGCGCGGCCTTTTGCAGCCGGGCCTCGGTTTGGGCGGCGCGTTCGGCGTCGCTGCGGGTCATGTCGCTGGCGTGGTCGTCGAGGTGCCAGGTCAGGCCCATGAGCAGGGCGATGGCGGCGGCGATGGCCCAGTTAAAGAAGCGGTGCAGGGTCATGACTGCTCCCCCTGCATCGCCCGCTCCTGCGCCCAGGCGCACAGGGCGGCCAGGCTGGATCGGGCGCCCGTTGTTTTGCGGAAGTTGTCCCGGTGGGTCTCGACCGTCTTGACGCTGAGCCTAAGCGCCTGCGCGGCTCCCTTGTTGCTGCCGTGCCGCACGACGGCATCGAGCACCCGCGCCTGTGCGGCGCTGACGGTGCGCAGATCAATCGTCCCGGTCGGAGCCACACGCGGCGCGCGGCGTGGCGGGCGGACTTGCAGGGCCAGCATTTCGGCGTCGGCGGCGTTGACGGCCTGAACCGTCACCGCGAAGCGGCCCGGGTTGAGCATCAACGCCCCGGCTTCGTTGCGGGTCAGCCAGCTTTTTTTCTCCAGTGCACGCAGGGCGCAGCGGGCGGAATTGAGCGACCTGTAGCCAAACACGGTAGAGATTGATGCCAGTGACGGCATCGCGTGATTGGTGCGCAGATGTGACACAGCGTACTCAAGCACTTGGCGCTGCCTCGTGGGGAGTGCAATGGTGGTCATGCTGCGCTGTTTTCATCAATGACAGGCTGGACAGCGCATTCTTCCTGCTCAATCCAGTACGCGGCTTGTGCCGCATCGCGTTTTTCAATGTTTGACCAGTTATGCAGCAAGGGTTCACCCATATGCGTTGGGCTGTGCTGCTCATGGATAGCGTTCATCGCGCTGCGATACTCACCCAGCACCCGCATTGCCTTGTCGTAGTAGCCTGGGCGGTTGGCTAGTACGCACTCAAGTTCAAGTGCCAGGATGTGGGCAAACCGGTGGGCAACTTCATCCATTTCGCTTATGTCCAGCATGTCGTCGATGTAGTTGTCGAGCGCCTCTTTGTAGGCGTGGTGCTCCTCCCGACCGCCTGCTGTGCGGTATCGCTCGATGGCTTTCCAGAGCATGATTTTTCTGGCTTCTTTTTGTGTCATCTTGTACTCCAAAAGTTTCTGCATAACAGGTCAATCAAGGCCGACCTGCGGCGGCTTATTTCCGGCGTTAGGCCGCTAGGCGCAGCATCATCGCCGCGCGTAGCTGCCACCCCAAATACTCGGTGTAGGCTGGTGGTATTGCCTCGCTCATCTCCGCAAGGTTCATCCAGTCAATCCCGAGCGCCTCAGAGGCGGCGGCTTTATGCCCGCCGTCCCATGTGTCTTTCGTCCCACGCCCGCCGTGTTTCGCGGCCCGGTTTCGCGCGTGGCCGCCATACACCCCAATTACGGGGCGTTCCGTGTGTCGGCAATCCAGCGGCGCAACCTGAAAGCTCGTTTCAAACAGCCGGTGCCGTTGCAGTTCGTGGCCTTGCGCTCCAAGGCCAAACATCGTGCCGCACAGCAGCACCGGGTTTTGCATTTCATGCGCCGCAGCCTCCACGTTCTCGATCACCCAAGGCAATCCTGTTGCGTGCAGCAGTTCCCGCGTTTGTCCAATCAAGCGCGGTGCCCCCTTGGCGCCGGGAGCGTGGCGCATCGTGGTGTATCCCTGGCATGGCGGCGAGGCATGCACCGCGTCAAAGTTTGCGGCTATCCACTCCGGGTCAAGCGCCAGCGCGTCGGCCTCAATTACCGCGTGTGGGTTGTTGGCGTGTCTCACCACATCCACCCCGGTAATCTCAAACCCCGCCCGCGCATAGCCCATCCCGGCACCTCCAGCGCAGCAAAACAAATCCAGTAGTTTCGGTTTCTTCATGTTCTCGTCTCATGCAATCGCGGCCTAACACGTCATTCCAGCGGACGGGCAAAAAGCGCCCGCCGCTGAATTCAGGCGTTCATGAGCTCCACCCGTGAATAGCTTCGCCCGGATTTGCGTTGTAGTGCGTTAACACCGTGCGCAGGTCGTCGCTTTGTTCGGCCCGGAATGCGTTCAATTTTCTGGTGCGTGTTGGTCCATATTCGATGCCTGACGGAGCGATACCGGCAGTTATGAACGCCGTGTCCCATGCTGCCTCAGCCGCATCAGCCAGCGCGACGGTCGCCGCGACTGCCCATTCACAACCAAGAGGGTCGCGTGCATATTGCAGATCGCCGTCTGTTGCCATGCCGTGTGCGTGACGCAACGCCACATTAATAACAGCAATGGTCTTCTCGTCAGTAATTAAATGCCGCACTTTGTTGGCATAGTGAACCGCAAGCATCCGCCAGATTGCAGAGTGCTGCGGTTCGGCCCTGAGGCACCACAGTGCATCATCAAGACCGTTACTGTCGATGATGTCTGTCATCGACAAAGGCTCGTCGTCCGCTTTGGTTTTACCAAGACTGCTGAGTAACTTGGTCCAGCCTTCGGTGCACGGGCTGCAAGCGCGGATTCTGTTGAGTGTGGTGTGAATCATGTCTGCTCCTGTTAATGTGACACAAGTGTATCACACTTTCAGTAAAGACCGTCAAGCACAGGTGGCTGATAATTCGGGCCTTTTGTGATCTTGCCGTTGACATCGCGCAACGGTTGACCGTTGTGGTCGAACTTGGACCAGTTGCTCGCGTTGACCCGATCACAGGCAGCGGCACCCTTCATCCCAGCGCAGTGGGCAGCACCGAGGCCGGTGACAACCTGATCCGCGATGCTGTCGAGGAACCCGTTGCGGTAATGGACAGTGGCGGTCATGGCGCCGGTTTTGAGCAATGCCGACAGGGCGAAAAGCTGCAATCGAATCTTCTGCCACACTTCTTCATCGTTGGTGACGATGGTGCGCATCATTTCTTCGATTTCTTCAAAGTGACACCCGAGTTGCACGCTGAAGTCGGCAGCGGTGGGTTCAGGGCGGGCGTGTTTGTGCCAGAGTTCGATGGATTCGGTTGTCATGTCAGTGTCCTTTGGATTGGCGGTATTGTTTGACTGCGTTTCGCAATCCTGCTTGCGTTGTCGCCTTCTCGTCGAGAGCCAACGCTTGCGCTTGGTCCAGTGTGCCTTGCATCAGGATGCGATGACACATGACCGGGGCACCCTGTCCTTGGCGGCGCACCCGGGCGTTGAACTGTTCGTACAGGTCAAGCGACCAATTGAGGCCGTACCACACAAGGATGTGACCGTTCTTCTGGAGGCCGTCGATGCCGTGACCCATCGACGCAGGGTGGCCGATCATCAGGGGGCAGTCGCCGGTCTTCCACCGGTGCATGGCGTTGGTCAGCGCGGACTCACTCTTACACTCGGTCAAATTGATCGGGCGCAGGTCTTTGAATCGGGTCATGATCCGCTCGGCATCGCTGCGATAAGCGTAGGCGCACAGCACCGGTGAACCCTGCGCTTCGTCGATGATGTCCTCCAGCGCGTCCAACTTCAGGTCATGCACCGACTCCCACAAGGGCATCCCGGCAATCGGGTACATGGCGCCGTTGCTGAACTGCAAGCACTTGTTGGTCAGCGCAGCCTGATTGAACGCCTCAATCTCTTTGCCACTGTCGAGCACCAGGAAGAACTCTTTCTCCAGCTTTTCGTACTTGGCCCGCAGATCGTCGGGCATCTCAATCTCGACGTTGTTGACGATGAGGTCGGGCAGCGGGTTGTAGTCCTCTGCTGACATCTCAAGCGTGATGTCACCGATCAGCTTCTTGATGGTGTCTTCAGTGTCTTCGTAGGGCACCTCTTTGTACGGCCCAACCTTCTTGTAAAACCGGGTGCGGAACGCTGTCTTGCTGGTCCCCAGACGCTCGCCCCGGTCCACCACAAGGAACTGACCGTGGAGGTCTTTGTACCCGTTGCTGGCAGGGGTGCCAGTGAGACCCGTGGTCCAGTCAAACCGATCCGCTATTTTGCGGAATGCCTTGACCCTGTTCGTGGTGGAGTTTTTCATCTTGCTGATTTCGTCCCACACCACACCATTGAACGGCATCTGGCGATCCTTATTGACGAAGTACGTCTGGAGCGTTTCGGCAAGCCACCCAAGGTTCTCGTAATTCACCAAGTACACGCTGGCTGGGCGCAGGAGAGCGCGGGTGCGTTGGTCCTTGGTGCCCGTGACCACGCTGAACTTCAGGTGCTTGGTGTGCTCCCACTTCGCAGCCTCTTGACGCCACACCAGGCGGATGACTCGGATCGGGGCAACGACGATCACACCATGCAGGAAGCCGACGCCCAGCAGGTGTGCGAGGCTGGTCAGCGTGATGATGGTCTTGCCCAGCCCCATGTCCAACCACAGCATCGAGTGGGGATGCGTGGATTGGAAGTTGACCGCCTTCTTTTGGTAGTCGTGGAGAAGGTCAGGGGTTAGCATAAAGTATCCTGAAAAATCCAATGCGGTGAATCATCAATCCAAATGTCGGCTTTAACGGTTTTTGCTTTGGCCTTACGACTGGTGTAAATTACTTCGCACGGTGGATTGACAATTGTTTCATGCGGATACCGCATGGTCACAATCTTCACGGTATGCCCACTGGATTGAGCATCTGTTACAAACCGATTCCAGAGTTTCGGATCGGTTGTATAAGTGTTGTCGTAATCGAGAGCGATCAGCATCCCGCCACCATCGTGTCCACCACCGCCTTGCCCTGATCCACGTCATCGATCACGAACACACTGACGTTGTGACCGCGCAGCCGCGCGTGCTCACGTTCCTGTGCCGGTGTGGGCTTCTGACCCTCGCGCTTGAACTCGACGAACCACACGCGCCCCTTGGGTCCAATGAACAGACGATCAGGCACGGCTGCACGAGCGGGACTGGTGAACTTGTAGACCAACAGCCCGCGCTCACGGGCGTAGTCGCAGACCTTGGCCTCAATCTGTTTTTCCAACATGGCGTGTTTCCAGTTCAATCAGCAATTCAATGTAGTGCTTGGCCTTCTCAAGATCGGCGATGCCGTTCTTCTTGCGCCAACGGGAAACGTACTTGATCACGTTGCCTTCAAAGTACCCAATCGCGTTGGCGTGGATGTACTCGACGGGTTGGATTGGCAAGTCCTTGTAATGGGTGCCCGCAACCTGTTTGGTCAGTGCGTCAAACGCTTCATCTTCTTCCGGTGTTACTTCAAGCTCAGACACAATTTCTCCACTTCTCGAATGTAGTAATCGAAATCCACCGGCAACTTGCCAGCGTCCTTGATGTCGTTACATGGCTGGACACCCCAGCCACTCTCGACGCCAATCTTGCGCCAATCGGTCTTACCCTTGAGCGGGGGCATCCACTTGAACAGACGACCACCGCCCTCAGCGATGTAGTAACGAGTCGTGTTCTGTAACCGATGGGGAGGCTGACCGTCCCACTCGATTGCCAGATAACTGGAGCGCGGCACCTTGGTGCGCAGCATGAAGTCGTAGAGGTCGGGCCACTTCTCCACAGTCTCGCGGATCGGGGTTCCCTCAACCAGTGCCTTCTCTGCCACTTTGGGGACCACCAAGGCGCTGGCGTTTTGGTGCCACTGTGTCTTCCACTCGTAAGCACCCTTGCGCTTCGTGTTGCCGTCCTCATAGACCGCGATGTAGTTGTTGACATCGCGGATCATCATGGTCTTGTAAACAACCTCCTCAAGGTTCAGCCCGGTACGCTCTTGCCAAGCCCCTCGAACCAAATCGACCATTACCCGCTGACTACGCGAAACCCGCACAGTCAGACCATCGGTGTT